TGGTTGACCAGCGATGGATATGTTGAGGTTGGTGTGTATCTTGGCGAGGGTGCTTGTGAGCCTTGTCATATCGATAAGGTAAGTCTTCTCGACTTGATCGACAAAGACCTTCAAAGTTATACTGTTCCTTTCTCAGACCAGATCGTTGAAGGTCATTTCGAAGATGTTGAGGAGCTTCTCAAGAGTCTGAAAAAAGCATACAAGTATGCCAAGAAACGTGCCAAGGAACTGGGTTATGAAAATTGAAGTGATTTCAGTAGACGAAGAAACCGGTAAAGTAGAGTTAGACCTCGACGAAGAAGCACGAGTGTGGTTAATAGAAGTCGGGTTCAATAAAGTTCTGCGTGATGCGATAGAGGCGAGTAATGAGCGTCAGAAGTCTGTGGGTAGGCGACTAATGGACAAATACTCCGGAGCACTCTCTGGTCTTGAGGCGAGTGATGATTAAACCAGCACTAGATAAACCTTACATTACATTAATTTGTAATCCTTACGAGTATGAGTCGTCAACGAACACACGAGTAACAATTGATGTAATGGAAAAAGATTTGAGTCGAGATGATATGATTGGAGTCCTAGAAGACTTTATGAAAGTAATAGGCTATCATTTTGATGAAGGTGAGCATTTAGGAATTGAATGGGAGTAGTAAATGAAAGCAGGTAAGATATGGGGTAACACGGAACTCATCGAGCATAATAGTACGTTTGAGTTTCATCGAATCGAGTTTATGGCAAACCATTGCTGTAGCGAACACTATCATAAGACCAAGTGGAATGGTTTTTACGTTGAGTCTGGTGTTCTAATGGTACGCACTTGGCCTGATGGTACTGAGCCAAACACGTCTCGTCCGACTGTCTGTGATCAGACGATTTTGCGAGCAGGCGAGTATTACAAAGTCGAGCCTGGCAAGTGGCACCAGTTCGTAGGTATTGACGACGGTGTTGCTTTTGAGTTATACTGGGCTGAGTTTAATGCAGACGATATCGTTCGCCGTACTCAAGGACACAAGATGTGATTAAGAAAAATCCTAGTATATTTGATCTTGAGCAAGAGATCATGTCATGTTGGAATGTCACAGATGATCTCGATATGATCACTGCGCATTTTGTTGACAGTCCAGAATATACTCATATGCCTCCTGATATTGCAGATTCGATTATGAATAAATACTTCGGACTAAAGGAGGTTTATGATGTCAGGTTTAAAAAATTATGGGCTACGTTTGAAGTCGTTTGCAAAGAACATCATCGCCTTCGTAAAGAGCGTGGGGACTTCGATGATGCAAAAGATTAAGAACTGGCTCAAAACTCTTTTTACTGAAGAGTATGAAGTAGTTATCTGGTATGATCCTGCTAAAAGACAGGTGTACAAGATGAAGTCAATTCAGAAACTCAATCAAAACAATTTAGTGGGTGTTTTGGTCACTGGTGAGAAGTTTACGATGCAGACCCAAGAGCCCTTCAATTATCAGGTGCGAAAGATTCATTGAGTGTATTCAATCGAATTGTAAAAGTGTTTGAGAGACCTATCGAAGAGAATCCTATCGACAAAGCGATTGTCGAGAATCTGCCTCAGGAAGGTGAAGTCGAAAAAGTCTATCAAGCACGTTGGGTGTGGTATCACACGTTGTTAGCAGTAGAACTGTTCTTCACTAACGTTCTCCTGCTCTTAATTCTTTTTGTTATGGCGTTGAAATAATGAGTGAAGATGACACGTGAAGAAAAAATTTCTTGATGCTTATATGGACACCGCGAAGCGATTCGCAGAACTCAGTACAGCCCGTCGAGCAAAAGTCGGCGCGATCATTGTAAAGAACAATCGCATCATTTCTATTGGCTACAACGGCATGCCCGCCGGATGGGATAACAATTGTGAACATGAAGATCGACCTCATTGGGCAAAAGATTATAAAGAGATCGATCCAATATATGTTCGATTAACCAGCAAGAAGGAAGTGTTACACGCAGAATCAAATGCCATTGCAAAGATGGCGAGAAGTCCTGAGTCTTGCGAAGGCGCAACAATGTTCTGCACACACCTGCCTTGTATGGAGTGTGCCAAACTGATCTATCAAAGTGGCATATCTCACGTTTACTATGATGTAGAGTACGAAGCCGCGAAAGGATGCGGCAAAGAGTTTTTGAAACAATGTGGAGTAGCGGTAATTAAATTATGAAGATCGGATTCACATGTTCAACCTTTGACCTGTTACATGCGGGTCATGTCCAAATGCTTCGTGATGCCAAACAGCATTGCGACTATCTTATTTGCGGGCTTCAGGTCGATCCCTCGTTAGATCGTTCCGAAAAGAACTCGCCCGTTCAAACCCTAGTCGAGCGATACACGCAACTCAAGGCTGTCAGTTACGTAGACGAAATCATTCCGTATCAGACAGAAGAAGACCTTAAAGACATCCTTGAACTGTACCACCTCGACGTTCGTATTCTAGGCGATGAGTATCGAGACCGTGAGTTTACGGGCAAGGATATCTGCCGTCGCCGCGACATTCAACTGTACTTTAACAAGCGGGATCATCGGTTTAGCTCCAGTGACCTCCGCCAGCGAGTAGTGAACGTAAGTGCTTGATTTTATTGATTATTGATAAAATCGATTAATGTTTCGAAAACGATAGAAAAAATTCATGAAGAAAGTGGTTGACTCTGATGCTGGTCTGTGGTAGGATAGCATTTTCAGTGAGAGGACATGCCTATGCTAGTTGCTTTTGACGGTCGTATCAAAAACGAGACCCTTGTTGCTGATCACTATGTTCCAGCTCTGATCAAAGCCCTTGGTCTCAGCCGTCTACGTAAGCCTCTGCTTGAGATCGATTTCGTCAACAAGCTTGACGCATACGGTCTCTGTGAAGGTGACCGCGACTATGCCAAGATCACCATTGCCAAAAAGTGTCCAGTGACTGGTCGCAAGCTTGGCTTTACCGAGATGATGTACACTCTGGCTCATGAGATGGTTCATGCTCGCCAGTTTTTACGTGGTCAGTTAGTCGCAGAAGGTGCCTGGAAGTGGAAGGGTCGTAACGCTGACGGCTATGAGTATGATAATCAACCGTGGGAGAAAGAAGCATACCGTCTTGAGAAAGAATTGTTCCAAGACTGTTTCCCCTTCCATCTACCGTTCAACAACTAGGAGTTTTTATGAGCGAAGAAAAGTATGTGTGGCACCGCCCTCACAAGGCCGAAGAGTGGTATGAGAATCAAATCTGTAATCAAGTGTGGGAACAGATCACTGAACACTTTGGCGTTGATGAGATCACCGAAATCACTCCTGGTCAGATCAGAGAGATTGAAGAGTGGCGTGAGGAGAATCTGAGCGAGTACAGTGTGCTTCAGGTAGGTTTCTCTAACTTCATGTCACATTGGGAAAGCGAATGTTGGGAAGCAGGATTATATGAGCTTTAGTAAACTCCAAGAACGTTTAACTGAAGAGGGCTGGTTCGTAGGTTGGAATCTGCCGTGCTGTCAGACCTGTGCATGGGCTGAAGTCGAGCATGATGATCTGTCGAAGGTGCTGTTCAATCACTCGCAAGACTGTGAAGTCTACATGGAAGGCGAAGAGTGCCCAGCTTGTGACGGTGAAGGCTACGACATGGACACCGATGAAGAGTGCATGGAATGTTTCGGTTCTGGTGAAATCGAAGAAGGTTTTGATCGATCTGAGTACGACACTTCGGTGAGTGGATTCATCTGTAACACGCCTGAGCAACAATCATCCAGCTACTTTTGTTTTGATGGCGACAAAGAAGGCGTTAAGAATCTGAAAGCGATTCTGCCCATCATCGAAGAGACCGGTTGTTCTTGGCACTGGGATCAAACAGGCAAATCACGTATTGAAATCAGTTGGTAAATGTGAGATAATATTTGTCATGAAATACTATTCGCTAAACCACGACTATGCTGGTCGTCGAAGAAAGAAACGCAAACCGAAGGGAGAAGTCTATGGCAAATATGCGCCACCGAAATTTACAGAGATGTCAACAGCAAAGCAACCGACGTACGCAGATGTTCGCCGTGCAGAAGCAGAGCGATACCCCAGTCGGTCTGACGTTGTTGGACGCTCGGATGCAGGTCGCAAAGTCGAAAGCCAAAAGTACACGGGAGACTACGTAATCGGCATCGCAACGATGCACAAGTCTAATGCAGTACCCGTGACCAATCCTAAACACGCAACTGAAATTTCGGAGATGGGCAAGTGAAAAAGAATCAAAGAGCGCGTCAACAAGGCGCATTGCAACGCCTCAAAGAGTCACAATTCTTTGAGAAGAATGGTCGCACTGTAGAAGCGTGGCAAAAACGAAAAGATCGTGAGATCGAAATCCTAGAGAAAAAGGTGTCGATGCTGTGAAGATCGAAGTTGGTAAACAGTATGAGATTCGACCGTTGCATAAGCGGTCGATGTGCGAGATATTATGTTTTCAAAAAGACAATCGATATGTGATCGTCGAAAACGTATTGCAAGCCGGTGGTGTTTGTGTTAGAATTGATAATGAATCTGAGGCGCAATTGCTAAAGAATCATTTGAACAGTGAGAGCCCAAATCGATTGCTGGACTTCTCATACTTTACCAACGTTATGCCAACCGACGATCTTGAAGAAGGCTATCAAGGTTTTTCATATACGGGCTTTGACAATGTTCATGATGAGGAAGAACTTGATGAGCGTTTGGTCGAAGACGGATACATGTGTTTGTACGATGAAGGTTGGGACGAAATGTATCCGAAGTACTACATTGAAGGTCGTGTCTTGATTAAGGATCCTAATGATGGCTGAACGTTATCGGCAAGAAATAACTGAGTGGTCGGACAGCACTCCGAATCACATATATATTACCAATGGTCGAACACTACTCGGCTATATTCCTCGTGGTACAATGAAAGAGCATCGGTTCAAAACGCCCAGCAAGTGCTGGTCTCCGTCTCGTAGAAAGTTCCGCGATCTAACCAAAAAAGAACTTCTAGCAATTAAGGAAAACAACGTATGAAAAGGATTATTGGCGCACTACTTTTGACGGGTGCTGTAACTGCACAAGCAGAACCCTATGACATGGTGGTCACGAAGGTCACGGATGGCGACACGATTCGCGTAGATGTGAGCGACTGGGTTCTGCCTGAACTTGGTGACACCATGGGCGTTCGAATCATGGGCATTGATACGCCCGAGAAAGGTGGTCGTGCGCAGTGTGAGGCTGAGGCTGAACTGGGTGAAAAGGCGACCGAATTCGCTAAGTCTATGATCAAGGTTGGTGACACGGTCCAGGTCGAAGTCGTTCAGTGGGACAAATACGGCGGTCGCTTCAACGGTATTGTGATGGTAAATGGCGAGAACTTCGCTCAGATGCAGATCGACCGTGGGCTGGCGAAGCCCTATGACGGTGGCACCAAAGAGTCTTGGTGCGACTGATATTCCGGAATGTTCTAAGTATATAACAAAATATTCTAAGAACATCGCAAAAAGTGCTTGAACTCCTCTCCCGACTATGATAGGATAGTATTGTAGTTGAGAGAGGAGTTGTTTTATGAGCATGTATGACGAAATCGAATATAAGACCTATCTGCTGAAGCACGAGAAAAAGCAGAATCGTGGTGCGAAGCGTTCTCAGGACAGTGAGCGCCTGAAGACCTACCGCGCTGAGTGGGCATTTCTGAGTCAGTATGACGCACCTGAATTCAAAGACTTGGCTGAGGCTCAAAAGTACGCCAAGAAAATCTACAAGTCTAAGACTTGGCAAAAGCTGTGGTCAGAAGGCATCAACAAAGATGTGACTCGCATGTTTGCTTCTAATCCCGGAATCGTTGCAAAGCAACGGTCGTCTGGTCGAGGGACTGCTGGTCACACTAACGGATACACCGTAACCCTGGACCTGAAAGTCGGTCTCAACGTCTACACTCTGCTTCACGAGTTAGCCCACTGTCTGGGTCATATGCACCACGGTCGTTCGTTCCGTCAGTGCCTGCTGAAGCTAGTGTCCCGATTCATGGGTCGTGAGGCGGCTTCTATTCTGAAAGCAGAATTCAAGAAGGCTAAATTAGCATGTGGCGAACCACGTAAGCCACTCACGTTTGAACAATGGAAAGCGGCTCGTGACCGCATGAGCAAAATGCGGGAGCAATTATGACACCACCCAAAGGAAAAGGCGATCCGATGGTTCGTGCAGAAGGACGCACAAAGCCAGATCGCAACTGGTATCCTGATAACTTCGATTGGTATCTCAAGTGGGTAGCATCGATTCTAATTTTGATTTCACTTGCAATGCGATCCGCAGGTGTCGAGTATCGAATCTATGATCTTGCTTTCGGCTTCGTCGGCATTCTGTTGTGGACATGGGTGTCGATTATCTGGCGTGATCGAGCGTTGATCATGCTGAATGCAATATCTGGTTTCATGTTAGCAGTAACGTTACTGAGGGAAATGTAGTGTACAAGTATTACAAGCAACAAATGACTATTCGTGATTTTCTCGAGGAGTATTATCGTAACATCGACGTTCAGCCCGTGGGTCAACGTCTTGATACCGAACTGACGCTTGAGAGTGGTAGTCGCGAAACGAAAGCCCAAGGAATCATTGGCTCGATACTGCGAGGCATTGATCTCGGTCAGATCACCCTGCACGAAGTCTGGCGCGATGACTTTAAGTACGAGAGCATCGATGGTGGTCATCGTAAGCGTTATATCAAGGCTTTTTATAATGACGAGTTTCGTGTGGATGGCAAGTTCTATCGTGACTTGACTCAAGAAGAGAAAAAAATGTTTCTGAACACGGAGCTTACTTTCTGCATTTACACGAGTCTGAAAGTGTGGGACATTGGCTATATCTTCCGTTCGCTCAATAAGACGACCGACGTGAACCATCAAGAGATGCTTAACTCGTACGGCAACATTCCGATTGCGAATGCGATTCGTGAGATGGTGCGTCCAGTTGCTCGTGTCAACAATAAGTATCACAGCCTCTTTGAGTACACGCAACGTGAGGGCAAGCCTCGCAACTTTATCAACTTGCAGTTCGACAACAAGCGGCTTCGAATCGATGAGATTGTAGCCCGCATCTACTATCGCTACTATGATGGTGGTGGTCTGGGACGGTCTGACGATCTAGCCCTTGAAGAAATGTACGAGTCAAATCTGAGTCAAGAAGAAGTTAAGAAGTTGACTGCTAAGGTCACCAAGTGTCTTAACTTTCTTGAAGACATGGCTGTTATCCGAAAGCGTTATAACACCTCAGCACTCAGTGGGAAAGAGTTTTCACTCTTCACTCGTATTTGGATGTACATGGAGCAAGAGTATGGCACGTTCAAAATCAATGACAATGAGCAGTTCTATCTGACAGTTGCTCAACAAGCCGCTGAGTTCTTCAAGCCCTATGACAGTCAAGAGCCAGCACTGCAAGAAGCCTCGCCGTTTGATGCAAATAAAACTAGAGGTCAGCAGTTCAATGATTCTCTCGGCGAGCATGGCAAGTCACAGCGAAATCGTGAAGCAATCTTCACCACGTTGATGTGGTTAATCGAGCGAATCGATATGACCTCGCTTGTCACTCTGAAAGATCCGAAGCGACTCTTTCCTCGCGAGTGGCGTGAGGCTCGACTTGCTGAACAAGGCTTCAAGTGTGCAGTTGACGGTAAGCCTCTGACTATGGAGAATGCTCAAGGCGGGCACATCATCTCTCATGCCAATGGCGGTCTTACGACCTATGATAATCTGGCGATGATTAGCACCGAGCATAATCGCAAGATGGGATCGATGTCGCTTGAGAAGTATAAGGAACTGCTTGCGATATAGCAAAATGTTCTAAAAAAGAGTTGCATTTGTTTTGAAAATATCGTATACTACTTAAGTAGTTTGAGATTAATCCTCTAGGAGATACATTATGGCACATATGGTAGAAACAATGGCTTACGCGGGCGAAGTGCCCTGGCACGGACTCGGCGTAGCAGTTCCCGCAGACTTGTCGCCCCGTCAGATGATGGAGAAAGCAGGCTGTGACTGGCAAGTTCGCAAAGAGGTCATGACGACCGCCAGCGGCGTTCAAGTCGAAAGCAAGCAAGCCTTGGTTCGCTCAAGTGACAACTCGATCCTTGACGTGGTTGGTGACAACTGGGAGCCTGTGCAGAACATTGAAGCGTTTGACTTCTTCAATGAGTACTGTGCGGCTGGTGACATGCAGATGCACACTGCTGGCTCGCTCGCTGACGGCAAGATTGTCTGGGCTCTAGCGAAAGTCAACGAGTCGTTTGACGTGTTGGGTGACGACCAGGTCGATTCGTACCTGCTGTTCTCTAACCCACATCAATACGGCAAGTCGCTGAACGTGCGGTTCACTCCCATCCGTGTGGTGTGCAACAACACGTTGACTCTCTCGCTCAGCCAGACGGCTAAGAATGAGGTCGTTCTGAATCACCGTCGAGCGTTCAATCCTGACATGGTGAAAGAGCAACTGGGTATCGCCCACGAGAAGTTCGCTCAGTACAAGGAGATGGCTCAGTTCTTGGCCAAGAAGACTGCGAAGCTTGAGGACGTTGTTATCTACCTCAACGAAGTCTTCCCTGTCGCCAACTCTAAGGGTCGGGCTGTCGATTCGTACGCTGATCTGAGCCGCACTGCGAAGCAAGCCTTCGACGTGCTTGAGACTCAGCCCGGTGCTGACATGGCGATGGGTACCTGGTGGAACGCCGTGAATGCGGTCACCTACCTGACTGACCACAAACTGGGTCGATCTGCTGACACTCGTATGCAGTCCGCTTGGTTCGGGTCAAATCAGGCTAAGAAGGTCAAAGCAATGAACCTAGCCGTCGAAATGGCGGCATAAGGTCCGCTCTGGGGAGGCTCGCGGTCATGGGAAGACGTGATCGGCCTCCCCCTTTTTTATGCTTTTTCGTTATGTTCTTATAACAAAATAGTCTAAAAAACCTCAAAAAAGTGTTGACGATGTTCCGAAATCATGAGACAATTACCCCGTAATTGAGAGAGGAGAGTTGTGATGTCAGAAGTCTTTACTTTGCCCCCCATGAGCGAGCGTCCTATCTGCTCGGTCCCTGGTTGTGGTCGTACTGCTCAACCGTCAGGTAAGCGAGGCGAGATTCGCTGGCGGCGTCCCAAGTGGATGAAAGAACAGTTTCCTGAGTCTGAGGGCTATGCTTGTAACAAGCACCACTCAATCAAGCACGGTCTCGGTGGCTGGGAATACAAGATCCACCGTAAAGATTACTGTGAGAATGTCGATGGTCGACTCGGCTTTACTTGCACCACTAACATCGTCGATCCCGAATGGCAGTTAGACGCTGACCACATCAACGGTGATCCGTCTGTCAACACTGCTGACAACATTCAAACCCTTTGCAAGTGCTGTCACGCCATCAAGACCCGTGATTCACGTGACTACGCTACTGCTGGTCGTAAAACTTTAGGAGTTGCTTAATATGGGTATTATCGTTAACGTAAAAACTGGTGAGTTCGTCGCTACTGGCGACATCGGCAATCTTGCCGAAACTCTCATGGTGTTGAGCGAGATGGGTCGCGCAGATGATCTGCGCATCTATCCCGAGGATGAGGCTTACGCCGAGTTCTAATATACGCAAAAGTGCGTATTCAGATTCAACTTAATTTTTTATAAATACTCTCGTAATATATTATTATTTACGGGAGTTTATTTATATGCGTTACATGATTTTCTTTAGTATGGCGATGCTTTCATTCGCAACTTTTGCACAAGAAGCAGAACCAATTGATGACGTGATTCGAACTGAAGCAGTAACAACGAGTACGGTAATTACGGAGGGAAAAACTGAGACAACACTTAAGTCACCACCCGCTAGTGCGATCTCGCCTACCATAAATACTTCAAACTCGGATCTTTGTACGTTCGGTGTTGCGGGTGCTGTACAGACTCAAATTCTGGGCATCTCTACAGGCACACAAATCACGGACGAAAACTGTGAAAGATTGAAGAATGCTAAGACCTTGTACGACATGGGTATGAAAGTTGCAGCCGTATCTGTTATGTGTCAAGACCGTCGAGTTTTCGACGCTATGATGAATGCAGGCACACCGTGTCCTTATGACGGTCTTATAGGTCCTGAAGCGAAAGCGGCATGGGAAGTAAACCCGGAACTAAAACCGGGCGAGACGAAAGAAGGAGAAATGGACAATGGTACTAAAACAGCAATTGCTGGCGGCGGGCTTCTTGCTTTGCTTGCCCTTCTACTCGTCCTTTAGTCACGCACAGACAGAGGTTGTTTATGGTGTCACCAACAATGCCGCAAATTCTGGTTTAGCATGGGTCATGACCAACGTACTGCCTCAGCAAGCAGGCTTGACGGTGGGCAACGTAATTTATCAGTACACTACAGTAAAGAACGCCGAAGACGACATGCTGGTTCACGTACAGAACGAAGACGCACAAGGCAATGGCTATATCTTCCGTGAGACCGATGATTGGTCTGGACTGCCTGGTAACACTATCAACAAAGCAGTATCAGTGGGTGGCATTCCGATCAATCGATGGGGTCCTGGCTCTATCGAAGTAGAAGGCGAAGGCAAAGTCACCGATCCCTCTGTCATCTACACGTATCAGTACGACCCGTGTTTCGATCCTCAAACAAATCCACAGTGTCCGGGCTACAAGGATCCCTTTGATCTGACGCTACAACAGCCCGAAGTGTATGATCCTTTAGACGATCAATTTATTCAAGACGAACTGGATCGCAAGGCTACACTCAAAGACGAAGACCAAGAAGATCGAGATCGTAGAAAAGTAAAATCGAAAGAGGTCGCAAAAGAGACTTTAGAAAAATTGCTTGGTGACGTAAACAGTTCCGCACTTGCGGTTGCAAATCAGAACAAGCATTTAGAATTGATGGCACTAAGTTTTATGCCAACGACATATTATGAAACCATACCCGGTGGTGAGTACAAAGAAGCAGTGACTTTGGTAGATGCTGAATTGCCCGACAACAAAAAAGGTCGAAGGCAACAGTTCGCTCAGGAAGTGCTTCATGAGAAATTGGTTGATTCACAGTATGAGAACCGATAGAGTAATAAAAAGGAGAACGTAATGTTCAAGAAAATTGGTGCGGCAATTTTAGCCGTTTTTGCAACTCATGCTGTCGCTGAAGATGTAAACATTACAGGTACAGTGGAGTCTAAGTGTCTCGTGGTAACAGACACAGCAGGCATTTATGGCAACCCTACGCCAAATGTTCTGACAACAACACGTGCTGATGGCGGTGTTATGCCTATTGTTCGTTATGACGTGATCATTGCAAATCACTATAAAGCCCGTATCACTCATCCGAATTCGTTTTCAGAAGCTCCTTCGTTATCTGATGTGGTAACATGGACAGGTGACACTTCAGTGGCAGAAGTCTCTGACGCTGGAATGTCTGCTTATGATACTGACAAAATTGAATTCGACAACGTGACAGAGATTGCACTGACGATTGCTGGTTCTACTTGGTTTCAAGTACAATCAGAGGCTGATTATGGCTACGACAAGGCTTTCCCTGCAGGAACTTATCGTACAATTGTCACTGCTGAGTGTATCGCCATATAAATAACATGAGAACATTTTTCGTTATTGCTTTATTGGTATTGCTGAGTGGGCAGGCGACTGCCCACCAGTTTACACCAACATATCCAAAGTTGAAGCCTTCGTTTGTTCCAGGTGTACTCGTAGCAGAGATGGACCTGTTTAACGGTAGAACGGATGTAGAATACTACGGAATCGAAGTGTTTGATGCTGATTGGAATAAAGTCGCGTTTGCAACCGAGGCAAAAATTCTTAGATTAAAGCATCTAGATAGTACAAAGGTGAACATTTATATTCGTGAAAAGGATCGCAATAAAGCGGTTTATATTTGTTCTGTATCGAAATTGTTAGGCGAAGGATCGAGTCTAACAATGGTTGCATCTAAAATATGTTCTAAAATAAAATGACAAGATTTAAATTTATATTATTCATTACACTGTATTTCGTTATTGGTTTTTGGGCTGGTGCCGCGTATGGTCAATCGAGTTCTCTGAACTTAGCCATACCTCAGACATCTCCTAATTTCCAGACTGATAGAATTAGAGCGGGTGACATTGAATGCTCTATGGCTATTGGGTCTTCTACGAACGTAGAATTTGGCGTTGTGGGAATTATGAATCAAGAGGATCCGTTGTTCAATCTTGCGCAACAAGATCCGTCGTTTCGATATAACAATGATCAGTTTTTACGGGATGTTGGTGTGTACGGAAGAATTACAATTCCAATTGGCGCACCAAAAGAAAGGCTCAACTGCAACGTTCTATATCAGTTGGAGTTAGAGAAAAAGAGGCTTGAAGTCATGAGACTTCGACAAGAGATTGAAAATTTAAGGGCACTGAAGTTCGAAGAAAATTAAGGAATAATCATGGTAGAAATAGCCGCGGCATTGTCGATGGCTGGTTCTGCATATAACATGATAAAGAATGCAGTTGAGAAGGGACAAGAAGTACAAGACTTGTACGGAGTATTTTCGAAATTTTTTGATGCGAAGGAACATGTAGCAGAAGCGGCAATCGCAAATAGTAACCCGTCACTAACAAGCAAATTGTTTTCGGGTAAAAGTGTAGAGGCTCAGGCACTAGAAGTGACTGCGGCTAGACATAAGATGATGCAACTTGAAAAGGAGTTGCGCGAATTCTTAATCTATACTGGTCAACAACAGTTCTATGAAGATATGATGAAAGAGCGTAGAGTAATCCGCCAGCAACGTATCGCCTTAGCCAAAAAGAAAGCAGAACAAAAAGCACTCATGATTGATCTTGCAATAGGCGGCGCCGCCATTATTGTGGGAATCGTTGTCATTACAGGTCTTGTGGTAGCGGTGTCATCATGAGAAGAGGAAAGAAACATGATTTCAGAGAGTATATTGACATTCGCATATCTCAACTTGCGTCTGACATGCTCAAGGCGAAACACGAATACGACAAGCAATGGTACAACCGCATAATTCAGGAGTTGAGTTGGGTTAGATCACAAGATCACAATTGCTATATGGAGCACATTACAGATGAAGACTACCGTAAGTTGTAACGATCTTGGTGTGAAAACATATACGGTATATGATGAGAACAACAAAATAATAATCAGAACCACTTGCAGAAAAGTGGCGGAAGGAATTCTAAATGGCAGATAAAGATTTAGGAGATACCCTAGACAATATCGAAGAGGGAGTAGAAAATCTTAAGAACACTAAGATGAAGTTGTTTGGCATCACCATGACGCCGACAACAATCAGTGCGGCATTTGCACTTGTGACTGCTGTACTTGGTTCTCTCTACGGCGGCTTTGAGACATACAAAGCGTTCCAAGAAATGGCTGAGAAACTTGAAGTCTTGGACTTGGAGGCTGTCGAAGCCCGAAACGTAGCCATCGAGCGCAAACTAGACGATGCGATTGAGTATACACGAGACATCAAGAACAGTCTCAAAGACGATATTATACGCATTGAGCAAGTCACTGAGCGTACCAGCAATCGGATGAAAACCGTACAAGATGAAATTGACCAGCGCCTGAGACAGGTATCTGATCTGAGCCGAGAAACGGAGAAAGATGTCAGAGATAGCCTGAGAGAAGTCGAAGATAGAATCGACAACAAGATGGAGAAGCTGGATGAAGACCTTAGAGATACTTTGCAAAAAGCACTTGACAACCCTTTGTCTGACTAGTATAATGCTTTAAATACGTTTTCGTACTCTACCACGATACCAAAACGGGATGTACCACCATGGTTGACGGCGAGGTAATGGCACAGTAAATTCCCAAGTAACACCGTCTTGGTCAGTCCAACTATTATGGAATCCCCACCAGGTGTCACTTTTATGCCAATTGATTCGACCACCATGATATAAGCGTTGGCGAACAACCCATACTAGGCAATTACTTTTGAAACTTTTTTTCATAGAATTATTTATCGGATGAATCTTAAAGTAATATTAAGACTCAAGAGGGAGGACAAATAATGGCAGGTGGCACTGCTCGCTTATAACCAAAAGTTCAAAAAAGTGCAAAATTCACACAAAATAATCTAAGAAAAGTGTTGACAAATCTCCAGATCCTGCGATAATTACTATGTAATTTGAGATGAGGTGTTGTTATGGTTCGTTTGATTGGTCGTCGAGTTCAGATGGTTTGTGGTGCTATGCATCCTGTCGAAGAGGGTGTTGTCTACGCTGACAAGCCTGAGTCTGTCTGGGTTCGTTTCGAAGATGGCTCTAAGCAGTTCTTCGCCAAGTGGCGGTTGCTCTGCAACGAGCGCAGTGAGATTGATGTGATCAATGCACCGATCGGTGTCTATTTAGTTCGGGAGAATGTGTAATGAGTCAGTCTTTTTTAGTTCAACAGGTTTGCAATGTCTACCGCATTTCTTTTCGTCCAAACGATCCAGTCATCACTGAAGATGATGTGATCGAGTTTGTGACTTACTGTTTGGATTTCTATGGTCACGGTGGTATCTACGACTACGGGTTTTCTTTCGAAGAAGTTTGTGAAGGCTTGATCAAGCGATTCGCATATCGTCCTAGTGTTGACTTTGACGGTGACACTGTTGATCGTGAGTATGTCCGTGACATGGTGTTTGAGATTCGTGCTCGACAGGAGGTGGCGTAATGTATAGAGACCATAAAGAAATTCCAGCCAAGTATCGTCGAGTCATTCTTGACGAGGTTCTTGAGAAACGTGTCGCTAAGGTGCCACTTTCTACATGTAATGAAATCATCGCCGAGTATCTCCGCGAAGAAGAAGAGATGGAATCGCTGAAAGATTTTGAAGTGGTTGTGTCTAAGAACGGTGCACAACGAGTGCAAAATTTTAAAGATGTTGAGTCGGCTTTTGTTGCATTAGACCGTGAAATAGGTTATGATGAACCAGACAGTAAAGTTATTGCTGTCATAAAGCAAGCCGATCGAATCATCAAGGCTTATGTGAAAGGAAAGTATATTAATGGAAGCCGAAGCATCTACGACCTCGATTGAATTCGCACGTGAGTTCGCTCGCACAGCGCACGAGGGTCAAGTTCGAAAGTACACTGGCGAGCCTTACGTTGAACACGTATACGCTGTCGCTGACATGGTAGCGGCTCACACTAATGACGAAGCCGCAATCATCGCCGCAATTCTACATGACACTGTTGAAGACACCGCAGTCAGTATTGAGACAATTCAAGAAACGTTTGGTGACACTGTTGCTGAGTACGTTTGGTATTTGACTAAGCCTCCTGCGTTCGTCGGTAATCGAGCGAAGCGAAAGGCTCTTGATCGAGCGCGACTGAAAGAAGCGCCTGAGATTGTACGCTTCATCAAAGTGATGGACATCTGGCACAATTCTACCAGTATTCGCGAATTCGATAAGAAGTTTTACGAGACGTTCCGTGAAGAAGTTCGTGATCTACTATATATCATGAACGCATTGATTGTTGTGAATCAAATTGCTGGTGATGAGTTTGGTTACAACGAATTTGTACCTTGGTTTGGAGACCTTTGATATGTTGAATGTTTTTAGAATGGACGCTTTACCCGATGATGTTGCTATTAGCGCAATCGGTTCTTTTGATGATCGTATCAATATTCGACCTCTGTACGAATTCGTAAAGATTCAAGCAAAGTCAATTGCAAAAGAATATCCTCGTGCCCTCGTTGATATGGGTGAGCAGAATGGATACCCTCATGCATCGATTTATGTCGATGATAAAATCAAACATCAAATTGTTTGTGAATTTGGAAACTAAAAATGATAACAAAATTTCTTTGGCGGGCTCTCGGTTTACTGTTCGTAGGGTGTGCTTATATTGGTGCGATTGTGCCGGGCATCCCTACAACAGTCTTTTTGGTTCTAGCACTATGGTGCTTTAGTAAAAGTTCAGAGAAACTTCGTCTCTGGATCTGGGAGCATCCTGTCTTCGGCAAGTATGTTCGCGACTGGACTGAAAAGAAAATTTATCCTACACGTGCCAAATGGATTATGTTTGGTTGCTGTGCCCTTAGTTATGCGTGGCTACTAGCGATTCCTTTGAGCAATGCAGGATTGATTAGTGTTGGTCTGTTTATGCTCTTCTGGTTGGTTTGGGCTTGGAGATATCCTGGCTCTGAAGATGAGTATCAGTACCGAGTAGATAATGGTAAACGAGTAGGATGGCTAAAATAACTGAATGTAACTACCAAGTATGTGTGGTGTGTGAAAAGAAGTTTAGAGTAGTCATCCATCACCCTTCAGTTGTATACTGTTCATATGAGTGTGCGGAGAAACATGCAAAACGATCTGAAAAGAACTAGCGTAATTCGTCAAGTGCCAGTTCGTGGCAAGAAAAAAGACTCAGACGGTCCTGATGTGATGTACGTAGTCGATCTCTGGGAAAATGATGTACTAGTGGAAAAGAGAGAGTTGCCTGGCTATAACGTCTACTATGCCAAAGACGTAGCCGAAAACTGGGAAAACGGCATCATTCAAATCTCCGAGTAGTTCAGTCTGGTTAGAATACATGCTTTGGGAGCATGGGGTCGTAGGTTCGAATCCTACCTCGGAGACCAATTAGCCGGATTAGTATAATGGTATTACAGTTGACTTGTAATCATCTGACGGGAGTTCGATTCTCTCATCCGGCACCATGTCCTCGTGGCGCAATTGGATAGCGCAACAGCCTTCTAAGCTGTGGGTTATAGGTTCGAATCCTATCGGGGGCACCAATTCTTATAAATAAATGCAAATTACTTGAGTTTGCATTCATGACGCTAAACGATATTGAAAACACGCTAAAGGGAGTCGGTTACACGCTGAAGCGAGTGACCGGTTCTCGTGTTGCTATTGTCACCGATAAGCGACAAGCCGCTATCGATCACGTCATGGAGATATTCAAAAACAACAGACCGGAGGTTGTAAAAGACGCACCTGCTCTGCGCATATCGTCACTGGGTGTTGTTAAGATAGACCGCTTTCAAGTCATCGCAAAGCCTGCTTCAAAGAATGTTTTGAAAGCAGAACAAGAAGCGACCGAGACTCTGATCAAGTTGATTAGAGACGCATGTGATCAAGAAGGTAAAGCGATTGACATTAACATTGGTCGCTATAAACTTGCTAGTTGCGACAACGCAGGAGCAGATCAGATCAAGGGCGATCCAAAGGCTGACATTGCCATCATCAACAACAAAGGCGTCGAAGTAGGATTTATCTCGCACAAGAAAGAAGGTGGTGCGAAAGCGTTTCAGCAGTACGGCGGTATTTCAAGCAGTGCAGGTAGTAACATCTACAACGATAAAATTGTAAAAGACTTTGTAACAGACCTAAAAAAAACTATGCAGACAACGTTTGGTGATAATCGAGCGAAGTCTGGCTTTAGTGCGTTTCGATATGTTCCAAATACACGTGCGGGACAGCAGTTAGTGTCTCGCTCGGTTTATGGTCCTGACTGGGCAGAAGGGCGCAAATTCAATCGACAAAGCGTACACTGCATCGGACAAGGCACACCTATTCTTACCAGACAACCTAACGGCTCATATACGTTAACATTTTCTGAGTCTACTCATTACGCTAACGAATATGGCTGGGCGTTTCAAGGCGACTACAAAGCCGTGCTTGCTGTAACGTATCGTGCAGGTCGAAAGGTTGAAAATGGTGATGTCACACTTCTAGACGTACGAGGCGGTATCTATCCTTATGACTTCATCAAATCAAGAAATAAGATAGAGATATAATAAATAACAACAACGAAGGATATCGATAACCATGACTTGGAGAAGAATACCCGGCAATCCATATTGGGAATTCAATGACGAAACTGTCAATGCCAAATATGAGAATATGAATGTCGTTGCGGGCGTTAGAACTGATGGAATTAATCAGATTTACGCACGTGTTCGCCGTGTCGGAGATCCAATCAACGCAAATCGTGGTGAGATTGTGGCTACGTTTCACAATGCAAATGCAGGTGTTATTGGTGTTCAGCCGTCTTCGTTTTATCTAAGTCAACCAGAAGCTACCGTACCTTTCATTTTAAGTAACGGGGACGCAATGATAACCGCAGATGGACTTACGTTTACAGTTTTAGAACAATAGGGGCTAAAAATGGCTAACTACAATTCAATATACACAGGGGCTGAGGTAGACTCTGCTTTGGGTAAAGCCAATACAGCTCTGCAACCAAACACCGAAATTAGTGTAAACAATATTACAACGACAGGTTACATAAGAGGACCAAGCACTTTTGTAATTGATCCTGCTGTCCATGGAGACAGTTCGGGAACTCTAACAATTTTGGGTAATCTTCAAGTTGATGGCACGACAACTACGATTAATAGTACAACCGTTGAAGTTGATGATAAAAATATTGTTCTAGCAAATGGTGCGATTAACGCATCGGCAGCGGATGGTGCAGGTATTACAGTCGATGGTGCTTCTGCTACGTTGATCTATAATTCAATACCAGACGCTTGGTCGTTTAATAAAAAATTGTTGGTTGGGAAAAATTCATCAAGCATCACAACTGCTGGAACTGAAATAACAAGCTCCTCACTACTTCAATCTGTATCTGATACTTCAACAAATCTTGCCACAAATGGCGGCGCTGTACTCAATCTATGCAACACCTCGGCTACTGACGGTAACTTTTCAAACATAGGTGGGTACAACAGTAATGGTTTAGTTGTATCTCAAATGAACTTTATTAATTTAAACCACGCAAGCAGAACAGGTGCTATTACTTTTTCTACGCATAACGGCTCAAGTATGCCAGAGCGCATGCGTATCGACGCCAGCGGCAATGTGCTGGTTGGGAAGGATACAACTGCCATTGAAACCGTTGGTATTGATTTCCTCGCCACAGGAAGAATTATAGCGACAGCGGATGGAGATGATGTTGCAGTATTCAATCGCAAAACTTCGGACGGCGACATTGCAGTATTTAAAAAAGACGGCATCACTGCGGGAAGTATTGGTGTTGCCTCTGGCCCTGTTTCGTACATCGTACTTAATAATACCGTAACTGATAATGTAGCTGGGTTAAAAGGCGCTAGTGGGGCGATTTTGCCTTCGACAAGTACAGGTGCTGACAAAGACGGAACTATGGATTTAGGCTCTAGTGGTGCTCGCTTTGAGAACCTTTATCTTTCAGGTGACGTTATACAAGGAAGTACTGCCGCAGGATTCATTAATTTTAACACAGGTCAGCAGACCGTTTCCACTGGCCAATCTGTGCAAACAAATTTGTTCGATAGGACTACTACAGGCACAGCGGCGACAGGCACTGTATACGTAGCTTGTGAAAATTCTGGACAAGACGTTTTGTTTGGATACATTATTGATTTCTTCTATAGCAACAGTACTCTGACTACAACAGCGAGAGAAACAGGAAATAGCCAAGGTACAACAACGTGTACTGTACAAGAAAATGGCACAGCTATTTCTGTAACAGTTGATTACGTCGGCGGTCTTGGTGGCAATATTCGATTTAATGCAGGAGGTCAAGCTTCTGTCTTCAACTACACTTAAAGAATAATAAGGTAAAAATCTAATGGCAGCATCACATTACATTGACGATTTTCAATTGAATGTCGCAAGAGGTTTGGTTTTAAATACCAGTGTTCGTAATATTTTTGGAACAACTGGTGCAAGTGCAAATATTGTCACCGGTGGATTCAGAACGCCTTGGGAAGAAGCTAGTGATTATACTTTTCCCGGCTCTGCCTTAACCATGTCAGTTGTCAGTAGTGATGCTGGTGATACAGCGGTTCTGTTACTTTTAGTCGGATTAGATGCTGATTATGCTGAGATATCTGAAACTTTGACAGTCAACGGAACAACACCTGTTACTACGACTAAACAGTTTTTTAGAATTAATGATGCTGTAGTTCTGGCAGGTAATGCTGTAGGAAATATTACAATATCGAATACTGGTGTCACATACGCAAAAATTCTTGCGGGAAATGGTAGAGATCAAAAAGCGGTATACACGGTGCCTGCAGGACACTGTTTCTATCTGACTCGTATCGATGCATTCTGTACGGATGCGAACGGCGGTAAAGCGGCTCGATTCAGAAACTTTTTGGCGTCTTCAAATGGACGAGAACTCAGAGTCGCAGATACAACTTTTTTTGAAAACATGAATATTCTAAGGCAAAGTCCGTTTAAGTATGGGGAAAGAACTGATATTAAAATGCAGTTAATATCTTTATCAGGCTCTGTAAACGGTTCTGTATTTGCTGAAGGCATCTTGATTAATGAATAATTTTTTAGATTACATCACTGAGCAGAAAAACACTCACATGACTCACATTGAGGATAAGGTGCTGTACGGTGGTGTCGATGGGACTCGGCAAGCGATCTTCGCTCTGCGTGATCTTCGGAACATGCTTGGTGGTAAGAAAGAGGGTCGAGTGTCCATGAAGTGGGACGGAGCGCCAGCTATCTTTGCTGGCACTGATCCACGTGATGGTAAATTCTTTGTAGCGAAGAAAGGAATCTTCAATAAAAATCCGAAGGTCTACAAGACTGAGGCTGATGTCGATGCAGACACTTCAGGCGACCTTGCAACTAAGCTAAAGGATGCACTACGATATTTACCCGCATTAGGGATTGAAGGCGTGATCCAAGGAGATTTTCTCTTTGGGCAAGGTGATGTTCAACGAGAAACAATCGATGGAGAATCCTATGTTACGTTTCACCCTAATACTCTTGTATATGCTATTCCCGTTAAAATGGCTTCTGCTGTTCTAAACGCTAAAATCGGGATTGTATGGCATACTACATATACAGGCAATAGCTTCGAAACGATGCGAGCATCGTACGGAGTTGATGTAAGTAAATTGAATCCATCCACTAAAGTATGGTCACAGGATGCAATGCTACGTGACGTTCGCAATGCGACTTTGACTAAACGAGAAACGGAGCAAATAAATGAATATCTTTCGCAAATTGGTAAATTGTTTAACGGGATCTCGGGCACAACCCTCAGAGCCCTCGAAGCCAACCAGTCCCTCGCCCAGCACATCGAGCAGTTCAACAACACCTACGTCCGAGCCGGAAGTCAAATCAAAGACACCCGAGCCCACACCGAAAAGCTCATCCGCTGGATCAAAAACAAGTACCAGAAAGAGATCGACAGCCGCAAAACCCCGCGCGGCAAAGCCACGCAAAAAGCGAAGCTCGACGACCTCCTCAAGTTCTTCAGCAACAAAAACAAAGTAAACTTAGTTAAGATGTTTGAACTACAAAAATTAATTGTAGTTGTCAAACTAAAACTTATAAATAAGTTAAACAGACTCAGTAGTCTTGAAACTTTTGTTAAAACTCGCAACGGGTTCAAGACTACTGGTCAAGAAGGTTATGTAGCAATTGACACACTTGGTGGTGACGCAGTGAAATTGGTTGATAGGCTAGAGTTTAGCTATAACAACTTTTCACCCGATATATTAAAGGGATGGGACAAACCAACGAGAAACTAGTATGTTAAGTTTTAAAGATTTTCTAACAGTTGACTACACGCCTGGCATGCCAGAAGAAATCTCATACGCCGCTATGAAGCGTAAGAGAGGACGTATTGGCGAAGACGTAGACGAAGCGTTGAACTTTCAACAGCGCCGTGCACGTGCCAGAGCGATGAAGAAGAATAAAGCAAAGATTGCTATGGGCAGAAGGAGAGCGGCTAGAAAAGCGGCTGATCCTAAGCGTCTTATGAAACGCGCCCGCAAAGCCGCAATCAACACCCTGTTCAAGAAACTAGCAAAGGGTCAGTCTCGATCTGATTTGCCCGCTGGTCGTCGCCAAGAAATTGAAAAGCGCATCGAAAAGATGAAGCCGAGAGTCGATAAGATTGCTCGCAAGATGTTGCCTCAGATTCGTAAATTGGAAAAAGAACGCAGAATGGGTGGTTCAGACAAGAAATGAGTTTTCCGTCTTTTAAAGACTATCTCGTTGAAGAACAACGCGAGGTATTTTTCACATTCGGCAGAATGAATCCGCCGACTATTGGTCATGGCAAACTAATGAAAGTCATGGCTACAAAAGCGGGCAAGAATCCCTACAAAGTTTACTTGTCACAGTCAAGTGATGCTAAAAAGAATCCTCTCACTTACGAACAGAAAATTAAGCACGTTCGTAAGATGTTCCCAAAACACGCACGTAACGTAATCATGGATAAGAAACTTCGAAACGTATTCGAAGTCGCGACTAGTCTCTACGATCAAGGCTTTAATCGCATTACCATGGTTGTCGGTGCTGACCGTATTACCGAATTCAAAACACTCCTAGAAAAGTACAACGGTGAGAAAGCGCGACATGGTTTCTATAACTTTGAGCGTATCACTGTAGTTTCTGCTGGTGAGCGAGATCCAGATGCCGATGACGTGACAGGCATGTCTGCATCAAAGCAACGTGAAAATGCTAAGAATAATGATTTCACAACGTTCGCACAAGGTGTGCCATCTACGATGAGTAGCCGTGACGCGAAGAAACTGTTTAATGATGTGCGCTCTGGCATGGGCTTAAAAGAAATGACTCAGTTCAAGAATCACGTTGAACTTAAGCCCGTATCTGACATGCGAGAAAAATTTGTTGAAGGAGAACTATTTAATGAAGGAGATCAAGTCATCGTTAAAGAGACTGGTGAAATGGGTCGAGTATCGCGCCTTGGTACCAATTACCTTATTCTCGATATGGCTGATGGCAGTTTCTCTCGCAGATGGATTACGGACGTTGAATTAATCGATGAAGCAGGTTGGGGTGGCAGTGGTATCATGCGGGATCTCATGCCTGGAGTTGATGCTTTCCTTGATCGAACAATCAACAAGAAGAAGTACAAGTTTGCTGTACGTACGTTCCTAGACTTGCGTAAAAAGAATCCAGGCGATGCTAGAAACAATCTGATCAAAACTGCTAAGATGACCGACACTGACGTTCGCACACTTGACAAGATGTTTCGACAGATGGTTAAGAAAGGCGTCATGCCTAAGCATCTTGTTAACTATCAGCCAACGTTTGCTGAAGAGAAGACAGACGATTGGTACAAAGATCAGCCCGAATGGGGCACCCCCGCCGCTACTAAGAAAGCAAAAAAGAATATCGCTGGTCAAGAAAAAGCTGACGTAAAAGAAGTGCGCGGTGACGAAGTAGATGCGGCAATGAAGCGTATCTCATTTGACAAGAGACAAGATCGACTACAGAATCGTCGAGAGCGTGACCGCAAAGAGCGCGAGTACGATAAAGTGCTTGATCGTGCGCGACTTGCTAGGGCTCGTCGAAAGAATAATCAAACGAACCGAGTTGTATAAATAAACGTATTACTTTAATAAGGGTTTTCTTCAGTGAAAAAATTCTCAGAACTACCGGAAAAACTTAAGAAAGACAAGGATGACCCTTGTTGGAAAGGTTACGTGCAAGTAGGCATGAAAAAGAAAAACGGCAAAGAAGTGCCTAACTGTGTGCCTAAAGAAAGCACGAACGAAAAGTTCGATGTTAAGTATGCTAAGTCCAAGCGCGGACCTATCAGTGTTCGCTCATTCGATTCTGCGAATGATGCCAAGAAGTTTCTTGATAGCATGAGAAAGCAAGGTTTTAACGGTATTATCTCTAAGAAAGGTCAACCCGTATCGATGCAACGCATGAAAGACATGCAAAAGGAGTCGGTTGACGAAGCGATGTCATTGGCTGACATTCGCCGTAAGAAAGAGCGTGAAGATAGACGTAAGAGAGATCATGGTGACGAAACTCAACATCAAAGAATGATGCGTAAAGTCTATGGCAATATGATGGGTGGTCTTAAGAAAGAAGAAGTCGAGGGGATTGATGAAGACTACATGAAGTCCAATCAGCATCCTATGGATCGTTCAGATGCGCATCACACGCAAGCAACTTATCACACGCAACAAGCGGCGCAGGCAAAGAAAGCGGGAGATAATGTCGCACATGGGCAACATAGAAATGCCGCAAGACATCATACAGCCGCTGGCGATGCTTGGGCGCGTCATGCCACGAAAGTAAAGAAGGGGATGAATGTTTCTCCTCCGCATCAGATGTCGAAGGTTGCACATTCTTCTACTCAGAACGCGCACGGGCAAAATGAAGAAGTAGGCATCAACGAAGCGCCGGGCAAATACAGTAGACGCGGCGACAAAGAAATGTATCAATGGGGTGATATTAATCAAGCATTAATGGCTGTAGGTATGAGGACAGCGCAAATTGCTAATGTTCTGACTAAGCTTTCACAGAAAGAAGTGGGTGTTAAAGAAGATTTAGATGAAGCAGTGAATTACTTCAATGTCGCAAAAGCATTTGATGACTATGCAAAGAAACATGGCGGCATCGACAAGAAAGACTTTATGAAGGTCGGTGCGTTTGTTCGTCAACTTGGTAGAGAGTCTGACGTAAACAAGCAAGACAAGACGTTCATGGCGATGAAGAAGTACATTAGTGCTATGGACACTGATCCTCGCGATGGCGTAATTCAGATATTCCAAAAACATGGCATGTGGAAGAATGGTCGTATCATGCGCGAAGGTCTTGAAGAAAAGGCTGTATCAAAAGCACAGCAGAAGTTTTTTGGCATGGTGCGAGCAAAGCAAAAGGGCGAGATGGATGATGCATCTCCTGAAGTAGCAAAAGCCGCTAAGTCTATGTCAAAGAAAGACGTAAAAGATTTTGCAAAGACCAAACACAAAGGTCTGCCTGACAAAGTTGATGAAGTCAACAAAGCACACAACACGATGTTTAAAGCCGCGTTCAGAAAGAAAGAAGCAGAACGTGAAAAAGCTGAAAGAGAGAATCGACTAAGAGCTAAGGGCTGGGTCAGAAATGATCGTGGCGGTATGTCAAAGGTCAAAGAGTCGACCGAACTAACTGAATTCTCTGATGCTCAGTTGCAACAACTCAAGAAGGCTTATGCTGATCTTGAGAAGATCAATGTAACTTCTCCTACTTACAAAAAGCTGAAAGCTATGATTGCGCGTATGGACAAAGGCGCACTTGAGAAAGTTGCTCGTGCAAAAATTAGATTCGTGTCTCAGATTGCGGCACGTGAACTCGCCGCTAAAGGCGTTAAGTTGAAAGCTGGCGAGTACATGGAATCTGTTCAAGAAGGTGTCATTGACGATTACAATGCATTAAAAGCAAAGGGCAAGTCTGACTCTGCCGCAATTGATATCATGATGTCTATGGCGAAGTATAGAAATATGACTCGTGATCAATTATCAAAGAAAGTCGGTGATGCTCGCAGAAAAGGAATTTTCAAGCGATGAAATCATTTAAAAATTTCATTGAAGCCCGAGGTTCGAATTACGAAGTCTATCACAAAGACTTCTCTACTGCTGTGCAATACGCAAAGAAAGAAGTAGAAAAGAAAGGCTACGAGATTGACGATGACGAATGGTTCCGTAAAGTCGCATCGGGTCCTCGTAAGCCATCAAAGGGCAAGACTAACTCATACAACATCGAACTGACCAAGGGTGGCAAGCCTACCCGTCAAAGACTGCATATGCAAGTGTTTGGCATGGACAGTGGCAAGTATGAACTGAACATGTATGTGAGCTAATGTTATGAAAACGTTTAAGAACCTAAGACTGCGAGAAGAAAAAGACCCCAACGAATACGACAAAGAAGGGGAGATGGCAAAGACTCAACTCAAGACCATTGTGCGGAATGCACAAGACTTGATGAAGATGTTGGGCGACGATGACAACTTGCCAGAATGGGTTCAGAACAAGATTACAAAAGCCAACGACTATCTTGATAGTGCAACTGACTATCTAAAGTCGAATGGAGAGGACGATGAAGAAGTTTAAGGAACATCGTGCAGACGAAATCGATTGTACTTGCGAGTCAATGTACGAAGACCTCGTGCAGGAAGCCGCAGAGTATCAAGGCAAAAAAGTAAAGCTGAACGATCCATTTCGTACGCCTGGTGGTCCTAGAAAGTTTTCTGTCTATGTCAAGAACGACAAGGGCAATGTAGTAAAAGTTAATTTCGGTGATCCTAATATGGAGATCAAGCGCGACGATCCCGGGCGAAGAAAAAGTTTTAGGGCTAGGCACAACTGTGACAATCCTGGTCCAAAGTGGAAAGCAAGATATTGGTCTTGCTATCAATGGCGTGGGGGCGCAAAAGTAGACAACTAAGTCTACATGCAAGATCGAATGGGAGCACTGAACTAAAATGGCTACTACAAAAGAACTTATCGAAGGACTCGATAACAAAATTGATAAGCATATCATTGATACTGCTGATCACGAAGCACGGATGGCGGCAATTGAAAAGCACATGGAGAAACTCACCGAAGCAGTCATTATGATTGCAAAGGTTGAAGAGAAGATCAATGTGCTAGAAGAGCGCCGTGAAGAACAGCACGAAAGAATAAATAGAATGTCGTTGAAAACCGACGGTATTGAAAAGAATGTTTCAGCCTTAGTTGAGAAAGTCAACTTTGGTATGAAAGTAAGCTGGCTAGTTATAGCTGTCTTTATTACGGCAATTGCCACACAATTAGGATTACCTACTTAACGGAGAAAGAAATGAACTCTGAATACATCAAAAGAATTACAGCCCTGTGGCAGGATGTCGTAGAAGGCAAGAAGAAGAAGGAGATGGATCCTGTCGGTAAAGCTGATGCTGACATCGACAACGATGGTGACGTTGATTCTTCTGATGAGTATCTGCACAAGCGTCGAAAAGCCATTGGTAAAGCCATGAAAAAAGAAGAGACCGATCAGATTGACGAACTGTCAAAGAAGACTCTCGGTTCATATGTAAAGAAAGCAACAAAGTCTGCGGTTGGCGCTACACGTGATATCGCAACCGGTAATAAGCCTGATGACGCTCATAGAACCAGCAACAAAAGAGCAAAGGGAATCAATACTGCTGTCAATAAGCTGACAAAAGAAGCTTCTGATATGGACACGAAAGAAGTCGATAAAGCACTCAGTCACGATTGCGCCAAGCACGTAACTTCAGAGCAATGGGGTTTCGGAGAGTGTATCTCTGGACAGCATACGCTCGTTGAAAACGAAGACGGCACTGCTACTGTCACTCACTATGACGTGATGTTTGAGCATGGCGTTGAGTTTGACGTTCCTGTCGAAGACCTTGACATTCTTGTGTCTGAGTCTCACAAGCACACTGCCAAGAAAAAGATGAAAGAGTCGAAGCAACCCAATCAATCTGGTTCTAAAGCAGAAACGATGAAAGACAAGCGCAAAGGCAAAGGTGCTGACGATATGGCGAAAGACCTTGATGCTGATAATCCTAATCTTGAAAAGGATGATGCGCAAGGTCACGAAGATGCGACTAAAGCTGGTCGTGCTGTAAAGGGTCAAGCACCTGCACGTCCTGGTGAAAAGCGCATGGGCGACATGAAGATCATTAATCCTGTTAAAGGTGCAGTGACATCTACTACTGGTAAGGAGGGCTAAATGGCTATCAAAACCCCACCTTGGGCTCCCAAGGGTACTGAACCAACTGCGAAGGGCTGGGTAGCTCCGAGCGGTGAGGTTATTAAGAAGCAGAAATTTACTGCTGAACAAATCGCTGAGTGGCATGGTGAAGAAGCAATGGCATCTGCACCAGCACCAGCACCCAAGCCTAAAGCAAAGCCTAAGAAGCAGACTTTGCACGAAGCACCTGTTGTCGAAACTGTGATCGACGAAGCGACTGAAGAATTTCATTATGGAGAAGATGACGGCGACGACGACCTAAAAGATATTGGTTAAGGAGCAGTCATGGCCGAAGAAAAAAAAGAAGAAGTAAAAGGCTACCATCCAGCAGACACTAACGGAGACGGACACGTCTCTGAAGAAGAACATGCGATGTATATGGAATTCAAGCGCAAAGAGCTTGAAGATGCGGATGCGATGCGAGATGCACAACGAAGTATGACATGGTTCGCCCTGTTTGGTCTATTGCTTTATCCATTTGCAGTTGTACTTGCAGATTGGGTAGGGTTAGACGGAGCGTCTAAAATTCTAGGCGACATGGCGGCTACGTACTTTGTTTCTGTTGCGGCTATTGTAGCGGCATTCTTTGGGGGTCAAGCGTACTCTGCTAAGAAATAAACGTAACTTTCGTTTTTAAAAGCCCGCCGATTGGCGGGTTTTTTTATATACATAAAAACATAGTCCATCTATCAACAAGGTAAAAATGCAACTATTTAATGAGATTACAGAAGAAAATTTTCTTCTATTTGCCGCGAAAAACTATTATAATCCTAGATGCATAGACGCAGAAGAACTCTATGAAGACCTTAAGAGATTCAAGTATCTGAAACGTCTGATCAAAAGATATCAAGATGGCGGCAAGCTGGCTGTGAACTTGATCATGAATCATCTTGTGGTTATTTTCAATGTGTTCGGCGTTGAAGCTGGCTTGAAAATGCTTGAATTCAAATTGACTAGCACAGACGATTTAGTTGTAGTCAAACCGTTTTTGATTTATTTGAACGCCATAACAAATGATAAATATACTGGCATACCAATGGACAATCACGTCATTGAAGAACTGAGGAAAATATAGTGTCACTAGCAACACGAGCAGGCGATATTTATTATTCGTTTCGATTTGTAAAACTGCTGACTACTCCATGGTCAGAAACAGACGCCTACAAACTAGGCATCATTGATGAAAACGGCAAGCGCGATAAGTCTGTCAAGTTAGACAACGACGAAAAGAAGACCGCTTACTCTACATTCATTCGTCTCGTATTTAATCTCAAAAGACTTCTAGAAAAGATTCCGGGCGGTAGAAATACGTTAGCATCATATGCCGCCGCACTTTTTCTGCTCAAAGAAAAGTACGAATTGTCAGACAAAAGTATTGACAAAATTTTAAAACAGTGTAAAATAGATCCGCTAGACTTAATGGCTGAGTCTTCTACGTGGTACGTATTAGAAGACGGGCAACTGTCACCCGGAGTGTATCGATTGCGAGAAGATCGTGTGACCTCATTAGATGTTGATGTCAACTCAAAAGACACTGTACGTGTTCTTCCTGAATCATATCCGATTGGTGAAATGCTCGGATTAGCTATATATGAAGTG